TCTATGAATCCGTCTTGATAATTCTTTGTGAATTGAAAGCCGGATTCAAAGGCTGCTTTTATTGCCTCTGCCTCATTTGTTGAGACCGCTACATTCTCATCTCCTCCAAAATACACTTTCATAGCTTGGTGCAAAGCACTACCAAGCACCGAGGAAGCGCTTGTCAATGTATCAATGAAATCCCCATTGACGTAGTTTATTTTGAACATCAGGGGATCCGTGCTGAATTTATACCAGCACGAATAGCTGTAATGACCGATAGGAAAACCCTCTATGTCAGCCTTGATCTCCTTGGCCTTCCTCACTAACGGTATCTTTGTTGTTATCTTCTTTTTCATTTGGCGATTTTAGAAAATTACCCATTACTAATTCCTTTTTTCCGACCTCTTTTTTGACATCATTTATCCTGCTATCTAAATTATCAGCCGCCATTGCCTTATGAATCGTTTCATTTTTGGGCAACATTTTTGCAAGCTGTTTTAGTACAGTCTTTTTCCACATATTCAGTTCGGGATCATTCTTTTCTTTCCACGGTGTAAATTCAGTGTTGAAAGACTTTGAGAAATTTTTGCCTATGGCAAGAATATCTACTTTGTTCATAGCTTTACAAATTTCCTCACCATTCACCTTTGCAATTGCGTAAGCGCCAACTGCTTCACCTCTCTCCAAATTTGATTTGAAGATATCAATTTTATGATGTATTTTCCCATTTTCATAGGAAAATTCATCGTTCTTTCGTACAATTTCTGCACGTATTCCGGTACCTCCGGCCCTATAAAATAGGGTTACGATTCCTTGATAACCAAGCTGGAATTGAGCTTTCCCTGCATATGGAAGCACATACGCCTCACCGGATATGTCTGACGGCATCAATCCAAGCTGGGCCATTGTCATAAATGAATTTACAACACTCATAGGCTCGCATTCTAGTAGCTTTGGAAGTTTCTGCACAGCTCCGGTTACAGAACTGAGAAATTTCATAGCTTGTTTTTCATCACCAAAATAATTTTTTATTTGGTTTGTGTAGTTATGATGCAGGAATACTTTTAGATCATCAACTGATTTCAAAATAAGCGATTTGCTGTTTTCTGTCATTGTTGTTATAATATAAACTGTTAATTTGTAAGTTGTGGTTTGAAGACGTCCTTGTAACTAGGGACGTTTTCTTTTATTTCTTGTTCCACCTTTTAGCAACAAGTTTTTTGAAGTATTTTTTACCGTTCTTTTTCAAAAGAGCTTTGCCTCCCATACTAGCGACTTCTCTCTGCGTAAGTTCTTTTTTGGACATATTTTTATCTACAATACCAACCTTTCAACTGTGCGAGGCTATCTATTACTAAACGAATATCCCCTAGTGAAAGTTTTGTTTTTGCTTGAATGAGTGCTACGATAGCATCTTCGTTCAGTCCGCTTCTTTTCAATCTTTCAAAGCCATCTGAAATTCGTACTATCGCCTCAGCCAAAATTTCTTTTGTTTCTGGCTGATCTTCATTCTTTTTTATTTTTATTCTTTCCGACATAGCGATTTATTTTGTGTGATAAGCGACCTTTACATAAAGTATAAATGAATTTATTTTATACGGCAAGCCGTAGGGTGTGGATAACTCAATTTTGTCGTAGTATGTGATATAATATCTATATATGAAAATGACTGTAAAACAATACCTCGCGACCAATCCTCGCCAGGATCATCGTTCAAAATATGGCAATATAAAGACTGAATACAATGGAACAGTCTTTATGAGCAAGAAAGAGGCAGAATACGCCATGTTTTTAGATAGTGCCAGAAAGGCCCAAAATGCCTCACAGCGCGTTGTTTCCTATGAGATGCAGGTACCTTATCAAATTACGATGAATGATATCAAAATTTGCCGATATCTTGCCGATTTCAAGGTATTTTACGCTGATGGCCATATAGAAATTATTGATGTTAAGGGTGTGCGTACGAATATATATAGCTTAAAAAAGAAATTAGTTAAAGCCCAATACGGTATAAAAATAAAAGAAGTATAAAAAGCACCCTATGGGGGTGCTTTGACGAGCTTGTCTTGCAACTGTGTAAGGGTGATATTTTCTGTCGGTTTGTCTTTTTGCGCGAGATTATACTCGCGCAAACATACAGTGCCACAAAAAACTTTTCCATCCTGCTCTCTTGCAAGCGGAGGAATGATCCTGTCTCCACAATCGGGGTTTGAACATATCATCTTGTCCTCCTTAAAGGAACTGACATTATTATATCAAACAAAAAACACCCGTAAAGGTAGGTGTTTTTTAAAAATAGAAATTTGAGCTGCTTTATCCAAGAAAAGATATATTTACATAAAAAGAACACCTTTACTGCATTATTATACCATATACAATAAATTTGCGGTAGCAATACTCTTTTTACCGAATCTAACCTTTGTCATATTGGTTTCATACTGAAAATCCGGCATATTGTGAGCAATTTGCCATTTTATCAAAGCTTGTGCGGTCATTCCCAAGAAATTACCTGTTGGAACAAAATCCTCACCGTCAAGTTTTGTAGGCATAAATCCTTCATACTGTAATATGGATTGAAGTGCGGCCACATCTTTATCATTTTTCATTCCATATGTAAGCATCTTTGTAAAATGGTATTTTGGCTTTGACGGAACCGTATAAGCTTTTTTGATCAAATATCCAGCCCCAAAACATCTTTTTAAAAGAAATTCTTCTGAAATATACCTAAAACCTTTTCCATTTATTCCAGTCCAATTTCCAGCACTATCTTCACAGAAAAGATATTTTTTACCATCTATGAGTAAAAATTCAGAAGCCACAATACCGTGTCTGCGAGTTTTTGATCCATACAATGTAACCTCCCTTAGAATCTCCGGTCTTGGTTTCCAGTATTCATCATCCTCAAAAAAGACCATAAGTTCAATTGATCTCCCAGACGATATAATGGTTGCAAAATCCTCAATGTTATATGGTTCCTCAAGATAAAAATATCCATCGGCCTTATATTTCATTGCGTCAACAAGTTCTTTGTTTGAAAACGAAACAGCAACATTCATCTGTGCCTCGGTTAGATTTTGGGACTTTTTATCATCTTCAAAACAAGACAAGCCTCTGACTAAAAGACTAAACAGATCAGGAAGCGTCATACCCTCTGAGGGAAAATTTGATCGGTTCCTGTATATTGGCAATGCCGATAAAATAGGGAAAAAATTTGTCAGTGAATAATTAGCAATGCCAAGATTTTTTACACCGGATTGTGCCATACAAGATGAAGAAGAATCTTGAAAACGCTCTGGGAATTTTGCCAAATCATTGAAAGATTTCTCTTTCCATACAACAAGAGATGTGCTGGCAACAACCTCACTATGTTTCCAGTCTTTTGATTTTTGTGCATTATTGCGTGTATCCGGCAATGCACCGGTAGATTTTGGCAGTTCTTTAGACATTTTTATTCCTGTGGTATATCCGAGGCACTCAAATCCTTAACATTTTTGGTAACATAAGCATAGAAAGCTCCGGCAGTTACGATTATCTTCCAAAAAGCGTCCCAATATCCATAATGAATGAGGGCTGTGTAGATTCCAGCACCAATAAGAGAAATTGCTGCAACGATCAGCATTGAGCCAGTTACGTTTGCGGTTTTCCAAAGCTTCGTTTTAATGAACGTGATTAAAAGGGAGACGAGAACACCTACAAAAAGTAAAGTAGTATCCATGGCGATAAAAAATTATTTTTAATAAAACGACTTGGACTATTATACCACCATCTATTTTGACCAGCAAGCCTTGCTCCAATTCCATGGGGTTGTACCCTGCTTTTTATAAAGATATAGAGCATATTCTGTATTTCCTTTTAAGGTATATATATCCATACCTAGAGCCATTGAATCCTCCAAATGATAGTATTCATTGATCTGATATTTACCCACATCCTTTGGGTTTATTTTACCTCTAAAAATAGTACCGTCAGGATTAAATTGACGGTCTTTGCTTTCACACCAAGATATTTTATTCAAAATCTCAGGGATAATAATAGTCTTAACCTGATCTTTTTCAGGCTGTGCATATGTCGTAATTGAGGGGAATATATAACCAATTGTGATGAAGGAAATGATGAGTAGAATCACAGAATATCCGGCTACGCGGGAACTCACCAGTATTTTGTTTTTCATAACACCTTAATTATACCATTTTAACCAGTTAGTTAAAATGGTATTTATCAACTTTTAACTATTTTAAGCCTATAAATAAGGTGTCTTTTACGATACCATCTTCTAATAATCCTTTTTTAAATTGCTTAAATTCATCTGGGGCCATATCATTTTTTATTGATTGAATTATGGCTCTCTTTTGTTGATTTGTTTGGGCATCTATAATGGTTACAACTCTTGAATCATCTTGACTACCACGTTTCAATGATCTTTTGAACTTCGTCAACACCTTATCAGCTCTGTCTTGTTCAACAGAATTGGTCGGCATATGTCCTCCCAGTGCCTCCATTATTATTTCTTTTTTATATTTTGAAGCTGCGAAAAGTGTTTTTTCTTCTCGTGATTTTTTAACATATTTATCAACGAGTTCTCTATCCTGCAATGTTTGTCTGGCCTCTTGTGTTTGTGTTTCGGTCTTTATTTCTTTCAATTTTTCCTGTTGTCCATAGTCAGATATTTTCACCACATTTGAGAATAGCGGGGCAACTTGCATAAAAGTTTCCACCCCAGTATTTTTTGATGTATCAAAAGTAGCAAATTTAGTAAAGCCCAGTGAATTTGTTGTCCACTGAACCATCTTTTTTAAAGCAGCACCGCCTCCGGCTTGCCACGTTGTATCATCAATAACACTTCGTCCACGAAAGGCATCATATGGATTTTTTCCTGATGCATATTGTAGCCAACTACTTCCAATAGAAATGGCGGGCGATATACTTGGTAATTGTCCGGCGCCAAGAGCAAAGATGTCTTGTAGATCCTTTGCATCTCCACCGTCTTTTACAGCATTCATAATTTTCCAAAAAGCAGCAGATACCAGACGCCCATTTTCATCGTGAGGTACGCGAACATATACGGTTTTATCGTTATGTGTACCAATTGGTATAGTTATATAATTTGTCTTATCATATTCGGACATATCATCATAGTGTTTTTTTATTGTTGCACCGAATACTCCGGCTCCGGCCAAGAACATAAGAAATTTAGGCAACAAATCAATCTTTGCGGTTTTCCACCAATAACCAAACATTGTTTTTGGATCAGAAGCAATTCTAAAATCTGATTTCAGGCCCTCTTTCATAATGTTTGAAAATACGAACAACGCATTTGTTGTTTCGGTTTGCTTACCCCTGACTTTATAATTTGGGGTTCCTGTGAAATTTCTCAAATTATAAGCCAATTCTTTGCCAGCCTCCCCACCCTTGATACGTACTTTGGCCCCAGCAACCTTTGAAACTATCTCAAAAGTATTGGCTACGAAGCGAATACCCTCTAAAACACGCGCTGTGGGCCTCAAAATAGCCTTCCTGATAGTCTCTGCGACCTGATTGGTATATTCTTCGTCTTTGCGTATCAGACCGTATCTTTCAAGGATTCTGCCCAATTCATCATCCCTTGCATCAAAGTTATAGTCATTGACCGGAGCGTTTATAGCTTTGCTCTCAACAAGTGATCGTGTGAAGTCATCAAGTTGCCCTTTTGAATATCTTATAGCCGATGGGAGACTTTGAGCGTAGGCCTTTAGAAGACCCAGAACTGTGGCATTTCCGATCAATTTATAATTTCTTTTAAAGTCTCTTACCGGATTGAACGCGGCAGCAAATCCTAGATTGTATGTTGTAACAACAGGCTTGAATAATTTGTTGTTAAATTTATTGACGAGAGAAACCAAAACATTCAAATCTCCCACTTTTTCTTTTTTAAAACTCTCGGCAACATATGGATCTACATCGTAGCTCTGCATCTTTCCGTCCTCCAAGACCTCAATTGAACCCTTATCTTTTGCTGGCTTAAATATAGATAATTTTCCATCAGATGTGATCCTTTTTGTTTCTGATATTTCACCTGTAAAATCATCCTTTAGCATTTTAATAACACCATTTTTTGCTCTTTGATATGCGTTCAAGCGATTCAAAGCGACTGTTTTTAATATCGTGCTTACGAATGGATTCGCCACTTCTTTGAGAGTTCCAACCTGTCCTTTGATCGTTGCCGGCATATGCTCTTGCATATAATCTACAACTTGAAAAGAAGCGTAACTATCTTTGTTTGGTTTAATTTTTGTTTCAAAAGTCTCCTTATTATAACTTCCTACCCTAACAGCTTCTTCAACAGATTGAAAAACGATATCGTGAAAAGCTTTTACTTTTTCTTGCAATAAAGCATAGTTTTCATCGCCGACTGATTTTTTTAGAACCTCAAGCTGTTGAGCCGCGTTCTTTGGATTGAATCCAAAAGGATTAGCAATATCTGCCCTATCTTTTTGAATACGGTCAAGCAATAGATATTCTCCCATATCATCTATGGTCATTCCGGCTTCTTCAATAGGCTTAACTATTTTGGTATCTATACCCTCAACAAGCAAAAAGTTCTCATTATCAGCATATGAGTTTTCCTGCAATAGAAATTTCGGGCTTTCTTCCTCGGCAAAAATCTTTCCTTTGGCTTCTGCCTCGGCTTGTTTTTTCAATATGGGATAATTTATATCATCAAGCTGTTGCCTCAATTTTTCCCAAAAAGCCTTAATACCCAATTCTTTTTTATTGGCAAATCCAGCTTGCAATTCTTCGGCCCTTATAAATCCCTTTCGGATATCTTCCTTTCTGGCCTTAAAAATTTCTTCTGTTGATCCATTCAGTAGTTCTTGAAGTTCAAAATACGCCGCCTTTACGTCAGACTTTTGATCAAGTGCATCAAAAAACGCTTTATAGAATACAGGAGCCTTCTCTTTCAAAAGGCCCGGACTATTCAACAATACTGAGATAGAATCAGCGTATAATTCATCAGATGAATTTCTATATGCTACATAGCTTGCGCTAGATTTTTGTTTGTCATAGGGCCTCCAGTATTCACTCAAATCTTGCAACTCCTTTTTTACAGTACTGTTTCTGATACCACCAACAGCATCAACCATTTCAGTATATTTGGCTTTTATCTTATCCTTAAGACTTATTCTAACTTCTTTTGAAGTGATATATTGGCCATATTTTACATTGTTTTCTTGCAATACTTTTTTAAACGCATCGCTTCTGATTCGTTTTAAATCAATACCCTGTTCTCCAAACATACCCTCCTCAGTTCCAAAAACAGATTTCATAAATCTATTCAAGCTCAAAATTCTTCCAAGTAAATTTCCCCTGGCCATATTCTTATCCGGTAGCCAGTCAACCATATGGCCTATCTCGTGAGCTAAGGTCTTTGCTGCCATAATTGGATCCTTAAAAATACTAGCCTTGAGCTTTATCTCTCCATTGCTGGGATTAAATTGTCCTTGTCTTTCAATCTTTCTACCTATTGTTTCTCGTACTTTTGGAAACATCCCTGAGATTTCTCTGGCTAGGCGTACCATTTCCGGCATTTCAATCGGTTTGATTTTATCAAGATCAGCGGCCTCAACTGGCGTGCCGTCTCTAAATTCACCGATACTGGCATTTTTTCCACCAGTTGAGTATGCTGGCAATTCTTTTTTAATTTCTAATAAATCTTTATTGTAAATAACAATTTCATTTCCATCACCATTTCTTTCTGGTATTTTAAACCCATCATATTTGTCATTTTCAAGTAGTAAATTTATATAGTCTTTTTGTTCTTTTCCAAACAAAGATACTATTTCATTTCTCTCATCATCACTAATTTCTCTAAGTTTAAGATCACGAGTAGTGGTTATTTCATTTATAGATTCTCCATATTCTTTTGCTATATTTTCATTATCAGAAAGATAAACACCTTTACCATAAGAGGCGGATTCATCAGTGTTTAATACTATTTCTTTTTCAGGTATTTTAGAACCTCTATATAATATATCGTTTTTTGAAATAATATCTTTACTGTGTATATTTTTTTCTATATATTCTTGCAGTTTTTTATTTGGAGTGTTATCTACTTCATTTTTTAGTTTCTTTGTTTCATCAATAAAATCAGGTGCTAGTTTTAATTTTGTACTTGGAAGCACACTTTTTACTCTTTCCTTTGTGATATTTTTTGCAACCTCTGCATCTCTTTCTATCAAATATGCTTTTCTACCTGCACGAATAGCCTCCGCGCCTGTTACACCTGAACCAGCAAAAGGATCAAGGACAATATCGCCCTCATTTGTTGTCATCTCAATCATTGCCTTTAACATCCCGGCCGGCTTCTCTGTTTGATATCCTTTTGGCCTTTTCAGTGTAAAATTCAAGTCTTTCAAGTCCTTGTTGAGCTCACCTGATTTTGTAAATACAAGTATACCCTCTGGTCTTGAGATTTTTCCATTCGGTGAGGTTACCGGCGAACCGTCAGCAAAAGTCTTTTGATACTGACCTTTTCCAACTGGTTTAAATCCTTTCTCAAGGAATAAATCATTGTATTTTTGCATGGCTTTGATACCACTTTCAGCTTGAGAATACATATGAATGACAGGAGAATTTTCTGTTTTGGCAATTATGCCTATTGCATCAAGTATTTTTCCAAAATCTGAAACGGAAAGCAGATCATATTTTACTCCTCTATTTCCTCCTTTTACAGCTGGAGTATCGTATGGGATATCAAGAAAGACCATATCGGCCTTAAATCCGTCCTGTGCGAGGCGTGGAAGGCTCTCTACAGCGTTTCCTGTCTCAACCCAAGCAATATCATTACCGTCCTTTGAAAGCACGTACACGCCCTCCTCAACGCGTTCAAAGGTGCCCTCTTTTGCGCCTACCCCAAGAATACGCCTTATATTGGGTTCTTTTATACCAGTCTCCTTAGCAATTTCTTTTATGGATTTTGGGGTTTCAGAAACAGTCTTTTTTACTATTTCTTTTTGGTTTCCTTGTCTGCTTCCTCCAGCGCCGCGATCACTGCCTGTTGCAATTTTTTCTTTTCCTCCGGTGTTAGTGGCTTTTTCATATGTTTGATTTATTTGTTCTCTTAATGTCTTTGTGTCAACGCCCAACTCAGCGTCAACTTTGTCTAATAAAATGTTGTAAAGTTCTCTTTGGGCCGTCTTATTTTTATCAGGAATTTTTAAAGCATCTATGGTTAAATTCCCCATAACTTTATCAAATAATTCCTTTCTTCTCAAATGTTCTGGTATCCAATCTGGGAATGTTGAATTTGTGCTTGTGTTCATCTGTTCATATCCCTCGCCTTTATTTATAGAAATAGCGCTACGCTGGCCCGCTTTGCTGAAATCAAGCTCGTTGTATATTTCATCTAAAACCTTATCGGCCTTTGTAAATTCTGGCAGAGATTCATCTTGACCGGCAGATTTATATATATCTTTTATCTTTGTTTCCAGTGTTGGAATATCACCTGCAATTACTTGCTTCTTTGGTTCAGCAACGCGATATTCAACAGGTATGTCGCCTATAATAGGCTTATGTTTATTCAAACTTTGCTGTATATGGTCTAAAATCACTTGATCAATTTCATTGGAAACATCACTATTATTTTTTACCCAATCTAAAATTTCAGCTTTTCCAGCTTCTATTGCATCGGCTTTTGTGTCATATAATTTGCTGTCGGTATAATCAGTGATGATGATACGATCACTGATATCTGCACTGACTTTTACTGCAAATTTTCCATTTGAGTATTCAACTGTATTAACTTCGGCCACTGGGGACATTTGCGCATCTCTAACAATTATATTCGTATCTGTATTGACTTTTTCAAAGGAGGACAGAGCCGCTTTTATATTCGTCAATTCATTTGTTGACATATCTTTTGGAGGTTTTTCAACAGTCATTCTCAATTCACCTGACGGCAGATCAATACTAGTTTCTGTTACCGGTGTTGAATTTGGCATAGTATCCCTGACTGTAAATGGTATTTCATTGCTTGTGGTCTTTTTGCCAGAAATCCATTGTTTCAAATTCTGATAAATACTAGGCTTTTCTTTAAAAGCTTCTATATCAATTGAAGTTATATCTGATATATTTTTTTTATTTACGCCCGCTTTTACCAAAGCGGCCTCGTCTGTAAATTCAAGTCCATGGGCCGTAACTTTCAATATTTCCGTCTCATCTTTTGGGTTCTTAAACCAGAGTGTTTTTGATACGACAGGGGACTTTATTGATGGATCATTTATGATATTTTTTAACTTGGGATTTTGTATATCCATTGTACCAACACTTTGAAGAATAGGCTTAAAAAACATTTGAATAGGATACGCAACAACCTGAAACGCTGCAAAAGTTCCAGCACTCTCAAGTGTATTTTCTGCAACAGTCTTTTTGTTTTTTGTTATCAATCCAAATATACCGCCCTCTCCGGCTGCTTTCGCAACAGCTACTGGATAACCTATTTTATAAGGGCTTATTTTTGAAGCAGTACTGACTTTTTCCAATATATTCGCACCTCCTGGGATTTTTGAGATAAGACCAGTAATAGCACTTTCAATGAGTGGTTGTGCAAATGTCATCGTTATAACATTTCCAATGGCTTGGGATATTTTCTGAGAAGCCGTTATTGGTTCTGGTAAGTCTTCGTTATCTATCGTTGTTTTATAGCCTTTGACACCACTTTCAATTGCCCCAACAATATCAGTATTGTGTCCAAAAGATAGACCTCTCCTGAGATATTCAAAAGGGCTTATCTGCTCTGGGTTCTCATCAATCAATTTCTGTGTGATCAATGTACCGGCTTGTTGTTCTCTTTCAGCCATAGATAATTCTGGCGCCTGCCTTTGGCTTTCATCTATACCAAGTTCTTTTTCCAAAAAATCAGGCAATATAACCCTGCCTATTTTTGAGAAAATAGTGTCTGTTTTTCTTATATCTGGCGCTCCCTGACTTATCTTCTGCTCGTCCAAATTCTCAATAACACTTTCTTGTTTGGGTGTTTTTTCCTCTGTCGCAGTGGCTGGTGCAGCGAAAATATTGCTCAAAGGGCCCCCAGTGCTCTCTTTCTTAACTGTTTGTTTTCCAAAAATGTTATCTATTGGCATTTTTTTAAAAGAAATAATCCGAGGAAACGCTATAATCACCGTAATGATCGGGATTTACATAACCTTTTGCAAACCTATCATCAAAATCCTTTGATGTATATCCTGCGGAAACCCAAGCCTTTCGTGCTTTTTTGTAGTCATCTGGTGAAAGAAATCCGTCTTGTCCGGCAACTTCATCCAATTGAGATGTAACCATATCAGCATCTTTTCTAACCTGATCTTTCTCTGATGTTGAACCAGAACCAGAAACTGAACCCATCAAAATACTTTTTGTTGTGAGTGATCCATCGTCATTTTTCATAATGACATCAGCATATTTTTTACCGTCTGATTCCCTAGTAGTCGTTGATAGAATATCTGCTTTTGGATTTTTTGCAGTGAGATTTTGGTAAAAACCTTGTGGCAAGCCGGCTTTCAATTCAAGTTTTGAGATGTTTAATCTATCGGCTTGAGATAGGGATGATACATCAGTTCCTCCAGCTGTTATATTGTTGTATATTATGCTTAGATTCGCTCTTGCGTCATCAATCGCCTGCTCTTCGTTTGATTTGTCGGTGTCCACAATACCTTTTACAGTATTTATAAGCTGTATTGCCTGGGAATATTGCTTATCGTAGTTACTTGTTGCATTATCGTAGTCGCTCTCGGTTAATTTCATCACCGTCTCAATGGTATTGTATTTTGTGGTAAGCTGATCCGAAAGAGTTTTTATACTGTCATTGACAACTGAAAGTCTTTGATTTGCCGCTTTTTCTTCCTCAGACAATCTGCCACTTATGACATTTGTCGGTACAGGCTTGCCCGTTTCTTTATCAACGGTCATTTGGAACTGTTGCTTTATCGTATCAGCCTCTTTTTTTAAATCAGTCAGGTTCTTTTCAAGATCGGTTACTCCGGCGTCTAACTTCAATTTATTATATGTTTCCACTAGATTTGGACTCTCAACTTTTGCAGGAAGCGCCTTTGTAATGGTATCTGTTAGTGTTTTGAATACATCTTGATAATTTGAGGATGATCTGACTGGCGGTTCATCTTTTGCTGATGCTTGTTTGAAGTCTTGCTGTTGTCCTGCATTTATCGCTTCATCTGCTGTTTTTGTATCGGTTATATTTGAACCAGAAGCATATAGACCGGTATTTTGGTCATACTGATTCATAGTCTTAACAGGAGGAGCAACAACTGGAGCCGTTTCTTTTGGAGCTTCTTTCGCTCCACCAATAGTGATGACATCGCCAGGGCGAATAAGATCAAAATTTCCCGATGGCACCGAGGTTATACCGGCCTCTTTATAATTCTTGAAGCCGTATTGTGAAGCGATTTTGTTTAGTGTATCACCCGCTTTTACTGTGTATGTAGCCATATTATTTTAAATTACGATATTGGATATCCGTTGTGTATCCCAACGAACTCAACATCTTTACGAGAATCCTGCCAAAAACCCCGACCTTTTTGGGATGATTTATTATAATTGCCATATGCAATTTATAATGTTTTAAGTTACGAGCATTTTCTGCTGTAAATCTTTTCACTCTCTCAAAAAAATCTTTTTGTTCTTTGTCCATATGTTTATTATTATACCTTATAAAATGACCTTTGTTAAATTAAGCACCGTATATTGGTATATAACCAATTGGTGATCCACTCAAACCAGTACACAAAACTTTCACAACACCTATTACTCCTCCGGCTGGTAAAGAGCTTGACGCGACTATTTCGTATCCTACAAATTCAAAGCCGTAGGCATTTGTTGAGTTTCCGCTTATATTTGTTGATATAGCTATTTTGTTTCCAGTACTGTTGTATGTACTATTGAATGTACCGACCTTTCCCTGACCACTTCTGGTAGCTACAATAGCCGACTTCGTTGTGTCGGTTGAACTATTTAATATAGTCAAACCATCTGCTCCGCCAGATTGAGTGATGCTTATAGCGTTTCCACTGCCGGAATTGTTTATCTCCAACGCATTGCCTGTTCCTGATTTTGACATCAATATACCCTTTGCTCCATTTGACATTGCCATATTGATGCCATATGCACCTGATGCTCCGGCATTGATTAGATCAACACAAATTCCTTGGTTGCTTGAGTGTGATAGATTCACTTTCAATCCATAACTGGCCACATTCCCGTTGTTATCATACTGAAAACCCACTCCGGCAACTGATGAAGAAATTACGAAACCGATACTTGTTGTTGAATTTAAGGTTATTGACGATGCTATACCGCCTCCGGTTCCTATGGCTATGACATCATTTCCCGTGGAATCTTTAAAACGCAGTGTGTTGTCCGCGGCTGCAATGACAACACGTTGGCCCGTTGTAGCGGTTTGAATTGTTGCGCCGGTGATCGTTCCTCCTGTGATAGTAAGAGAAGAAGCAATAACGTTACCAAGCATATCTATCTTAAAAGGTGCGTTGATATATTTTGCAGCGCCGAGCCATAGACCTGATTTATCAGCCCGCATCACAGTACTTCCCGCACCGACTTGAATGGCAGATACTGACCTCAAGTCATCACGACCAAAACGACTAGATTCCCCTGATTGAGGAAGTTCCATATAGGGTATATTCTGTTCTGAAAAATAATCTTTTATCATTTGTTTATAAGTACTTCAAACATTTCCATTTCCGGTGCAGTGTTTCCTGAAACTGTTGGTGCTATTTTCACTTGAAGCTTTGTTGCATCACCTATATCAACTTCTGATACAAAAACCTGTCTATCTGTATCATCTTCACAATCCGCCGCATCTATTTGCACAAAAGATCCATTATTGACTTTTTTATATATATTGAATGTGGTATTTGTCGGTAACAATCTATATGCTATGTTGACAACATTATAATTCAATAGTGTCGTTCTATCTCCCATCATTATCCTAGTGGTTATATATGGGGATGCGTACTTAGCGGTCAAATCAAGCTTATCCACCCCATAGACGGTGCCAGTGGTAGTATCTTTCCAACTGACCAAGTAGATGTCTCCTATGCCCAAAATTGCCCCTATCTCAATGCTTGATAGGTGCAGACTTGATATACCCACCTCACAGTTCAATACGTAGGGATAGTTTCTATTGGCCCGGCCGAGAGAATATACCCCCAGATTGCAAGGAGCGCCGGACAACATAGACAAGCCAAAAAGAGGCAGTCCGTTGTAATTAAATACTGCATTTGGATGAACAACTGCTTTATTGGTAGTAGCATCCCATGTTCCTTTGATCTGTTTGTATGGTTCAAGCACATTGCCGTCATATGTATATAATTGCCCTTTTGTTCCAGCATTCACTATAACGAAATTATCCGTAGCCAGAAAAGCATTGATGCCAACTTCCGGTATTGGATCTGAATTTGAGAAAGACACCGACCAAGTATTCCACCTGTAAATTTGCGTCTCATTTATATTATCCGAGACATATGTGCCTAAAAGTAAATCGGTGCCCAATTGTCCTAAGCATTTTATTCTGAGGGGGGCCGATATATCAAGAGCATTCGCACTAAAAACACCATCATCAACTTGAGCGACATAGTTTGCATCGCCTACATACAAGACCAGATTAACTATTTTCATTGGGTGCCACGAAGCATCTCCATTTGTAAATGTGGCCCAATTATCATTACGTGTTGACCACGCGGCACCAACAGCTACGCGCCCAAGTCTGTTTTGCATAGCATAATATATATACCCTTGATATTCTTTAGCATCCAATATACCTGCTGATCCCGCGGCCGGAGATGCAGTGGCCTCTAAAGAATAGGTTCCACCCGATGTTCTTTTCCAAATTTTACCGTTTGTTGAGCCAAAAAGATAAGTACTTCCATCAGATGATGCTACGCCAGCCTTTACAAAATCGTCAATGGTACTACCGCTTTCTTTGGTAAGTGCTTGATTTATTTTCAATATTCCTGGTTCAGAGTGAATATCAAATCCCACTATATCCGATACGGAATTTTCAGCGCCAAGATAATCGCTATCCGCTATACCCCCCATATTGAAATTCTTAAACGATATTGCTTGTAGTGTCGCCATATTATTTTTTATTTATATTTTCCAGCAAGGCTTCCATTCTTGCTTTCCATGCTATATCTTTTTCTACATATGCCTGGTTATCCGATACGTGCTTATCAAATTTTTGATCCAGTGTGTGTAAATGATTGTCCCTAAGATTTATCACTATATCCGTTACACTCTTTAATCTTTCATCAAATACCGCGTCTTTAGTAGCACTTATTTCCTGAGGCCTTTTCAATGAATTATAAACTGTAACAGCCACTGATGCCAGTGTCGTCAGTCCCAGTATGAAGTTAAGATTTTCTGGTTTCATATTATTCTAAGTCTTGTTTACGCCAGTCGCCACCATTGTCATTATCACGTGATACTTTGCTCCATAGATTCGTAATGATGCCATTCAGTCTTATGATCAATTGATCAGCAAATGTTAGAGAATCCACTAATGTTTTAAACATCGCTCTGGTAGATGACACGGTATCTGTATTTGTCAGGGTTTCCGTCATTGTCTTAAATGCCGTTCTTAATTTTGTAAAAGTATCTGTGTTTGTGATCGTTTCTAATAAATTTTTTGTCGTTAGTTTTATCATTGTATCTGTATAGGAAGCAGTCTCCAACAAAACCCTTATTCTGTTTTTAAGAAAAGTATCTGTAAAAGTAACGGTTTCCAACAATATCCTGTTTGATGTACGGACAAGTGTATCAACAAATTGTGATGTCTCGGCAAAAGTCCTCTCAATGATGCGAACAAGTATATCTGAAATGATCGTGGTATCCATAAGTTCCCTTAGGAATACTTTCATTGCTGATACAACATCAGTATTTACCAATGTTTCGGTAAATGTACGAATGGTTTGTTTTAAAAATGTATCTGAGATTGTTGTAGTTTCTGCCAAAAATCTGCTTGCATTTTTTACTAAAGTATCAACATATGATGTGGTTTCTGTGAGTGTTTTGAAAAGACTGTGAAGATAGGAAAATGTATCTGTATCTGTAACAGTTTGTGAAAGAGTTCTGACCAAGCTTCTTAAAAATGTCGGTGTTGCTGTAACAGTTTCGGTCAAAGTGGCTGTAAAAAGAGGCGCGACAAAAGTCATCGTCCCAGAGGATGTAAATGTATGTATGGTATCTGATCCCGATGTGGTTATGGTTCCACCGGTACAAGTTCCAAAACTTGCCGTAACATATCTAATAATAACAACCCCTTTACCTCCAACGGCTCCAGGATCACCGTTATTATATGTACCTCCTCCACCACCGCCACGCCCATCTGTTCCTGGTGTTGCTGTTCCGTTATTTGTTCCTCCGGCTCCTCCACCCCCAGCTCCTCCAGCTCCCCCAACCCCTGCCGAGTTTGTTCCATTTCCACCTCCTCCTCCACCACCATATACAAGGGAAGACCCAGATATTGTGCTTGTGTATCCGTCTCCTCCTTTTCCTCCAGTTGAGCTAGAAAAATTTGAACCTGCTTGGGTCGCTCCTCCTCCTCCACCTGAACCTTGTGAACTGCCACCGCCATTTCCACCATTTGTTCCTTCCCCTGAAATTCCTGTCCCTCCGGTTCCACTTGCTCCCAAACCAGTACCTCCTCCTCCTGATCCTCCGGCTCCTCCGGCTCCTCCCGATCCGCCCGCTCCACCACCATGGGCAGTCAATGTATCAAAAACACTATTACCTCCAGCTGTTGCCTTGCCTCCACCATTTCCAACAGTAACAGAATAATCGGTGAAAGAAACCGTGTGTGCTGCACTATATTTGTATCCTCCTCCGCCACCGCCAGCAAAATGACCTCCGCCACCGCCAGCCACGACTAGTACTTGTATTGTTGCCATAATGTTTTATTTGAGCGTTAGGCGCCCAGTTCTACCCGTTTCACGTGAAACGGGTAGTCAGAGAGTCTAAGAAGCCTTGATTTTCCAAGTTATCTGCAAACTATCTCCGTTTACCACATTGATCGCTGAGAAAACCTGTCTGCAAAGCAAGGTTCCTGTTGAAGCAGCATTGAGCACACCACTTTCGGTAACCGCCACAGTACCAGTAACTGTGAACGTAACGACTATCTGAGCAGTATCGTTTGTTACTGTTGTCGTAACCAACGAAACGCTTCCATTGGCCCTAGAAAGGCCTGAGGCAGCGGTCTCTGTCTCCAAGGTAGTATCTGCTACGTTTGCAGCCGTTGTACCTGTTCCTACGGCTATGTACGTTGCAGCAGCCGGTGTACCGGATCCGTTTATCCTACCTGCAATTAGAGCAAAACCTGCATTTGTTATCAGGTTAGCCACTTTTGCCGTCTTGCCCCAAGAACCCAAGAAAGGTGAGAGGATGCCTCCCAATTTCATATAGGCGAACGGGGACAATATGCCTTTTTTCATAGCATATGTGTAAAGAGCATTTTGCTGGAAAATGGACTTTACATTTCCGTTCTTGTCTTTTACAGAGTATTCCACATTGTGAAGTACATCGTATTGACCATTCGCGTGCTGTTTTATTTCACTCATATCTTTTTAAGATTAGCGCACTTAATAATTATTCCATCTCGCCCTCAATGGCTTTGATGGTCGCGTCTGCCTTTTTGTTCAATTCAACGGTTGCCTTTTGGGATTCCGCTGTTTTAAGCTCGTCCTCAAATACCGCGAGATATTTTGAGGCCTCAGCTTTTATTTGTTTTGGTGTAGTATCAAGGGGATATGCAAACTTTCTACTTTCCATAACCTTGTTCTTTTTATCAAGGATTTGAACCTCAACATCCAAGAAAGGTATCTGTGTAGCTTGAACCATATCCTTTTTAATACTCACTATTTTTGCTGTGTACATAATGGGTAAATTAACTTATAAATCCTGACCGTTGTTAAAATTATCGGGCAATGTTGCGATGACCGACCTGTCAAGGTTCTGCCCTTTTATCGCATTGATCGCCAACTGAAAATCTTTATCAACGTTCATCTCACCCTCCGTAAGTGGTATAGGCTTATCTTTTGAGGTCTTGTATTCAACGATGACCTTTGTTGCCCATATCTTATGGAATTGCGTAGGCATACCGAATGAAGTATTTGACGGGCTGACCGACATACTATTCGTGCCAGCAAGCGATGATATATCCGCTGGATATATTATTGCTCTCAATTTAAGGCCGTCTGTAACGTCTGTAATGGCACTATCGCTGTATATAATGACCTGAGAGCCATATATATCAAATTGGGGGTCTTTGCCTGCCCAATTGGCCAAAATGGCTGCCTCATCGGTAGTATCTGATGTTTTTCTGTACGAATTTAGATCAAATTCGCCCAAACGCTTAAAATTAACCCCGTCCAATTTCGCCTCAAGAGTTTTCATTTGATTCAGAATATCAGAGGGAAAAGTATATTTACGCTTTCCCGCTACTAGATTTCTAAAAAATTCCATACCGAAATAATCCTCATTGGCTTTGGTTATCTCTTTAGCCATATCATCTTTAATGATGTTGGCAAGCAAAATAATCTGGGCGTCTGTAAACGTTGTTGAGTTTGTTTTGGTCTTATATCGTATGTATGATGCGAATTGTACTTGGTTCATATTAGGCTGTTACTGTTAGCGAACCTGTTGCTGTCGGCTTTGATGCGGTCAATGTGGCTGGAGAACTTGATGACACGGCGCTTCCAATTGTGGTCAAAAGCGGTGTGGCATCGGTGAATGTTGCGTGTGATACGGTTACAGCACTAAGTTCAGTGGTTCCTGGAGTGAATGTTCCACCAGACATAAGAACTGAAACAGTACCTAGACGAGCTTTATCATCTGTCTGAGCCGGCAATGCTGCCACGGCTGCTGCTTCACTTGCATATCCGGTTGCATTCGCAGGGGCTTCTACAATAGAAACTGTTCCCGCGGCATCAACCTCAAGGGCCCAAGCGCCTGCTTTTGCATCTGGTACAACTGCACCACTTAGTGCAACTCCGGCAGAATCAACACTTAGGGAATATTCCTTACCATTTATATGGTAATCAAAAGCCCCGTAGGCTACCCCAGTTGCTTCTGAACCTATTGCCAATACTGTTGCTCCATCTACATAATCGCCGAGCAATTTTGCCCTCAAATCGTTCACGAGCGTTTTCAAGGCATCAACGACTGTCTTGAATGTTGCGTGATCATCAATGAGTTCATCAATTGCCGTCTTTTGCGTATCCGCAGCAGTTTTAATTGCTGTTACATCGGTCAAAAAGGCTGTCAACAATTCCGTTGCGTCAGCGTAGTTTGCCAATGATGTTTGTGAAATTTGAGGCATTTTGTTGAGTTAAAGTGATTAAATTGATACTTCCGGCTTCATCACTCTCCCCGTAAAGGGAGAATGTGAAGCTAGAAGCCCAAGCGATATTAGAGAGACAATGCGTTCTGATTGAATGTTCCCACCGTGTTTACATACACTGCGTTTGGAACAACCGTAGCATCATCCAAATCAGTTGTGCCTCCGACAAAGTTACCGGTTCCCGTAGGATTGACGATAACAAATCCGATAACTGCGTTGTTTGCAGGTACCGCTGGAAATACAACTGCTCCTATCGTAGCCCCCTCAGTACCCATAGATACTGTTACCGTTCCGGCGCTATCAATGGATAGCACATAAACGTTGAACATATCTGCTGTAACGGTACCGGCGATGACTATTTCAGCCGTGGTCTTTTTTACAAGAACACCGTTGACTAAGGCGTATATCGTGTTAGCGATCAACACCTTTGGCTTACTTGAAGAACCTATTGCTAGGCCTCCAGTATTCAAGAGCTGATCAACAACGGCACTCTGCAACTTTGTGAGTGCATTTCTGACACTCTGATTTGCAAGCGCGTTATTGTCTGCTGTTATTGTTTTTGCCATTTGCGTAAGAATTAAAGACGCTTAATAAATTTCTACCCCAAGGCGTCTGCTTTCTCGGAGTTAAGATCAAGACGGAAGCTATTGCCGGCTTCGCTCGTAATCTGATAGTGCTCAGCGAGCATATTGGCAATAGTTATCGGAAGCTCCTGCATTATTCCTTTCTTGACTACAAATTTGTAGCCATTTATCCAACATTCGTGGACGGAACCTTTCTTCTCGCCCTCTGCAAGAGGAACCATAAACATAACCTTTTTATCTTTTTCCAATATCTCCTTTGTTCGGACAATATCGGATTTTAGAGCTTCATCGGTGTTTTCCTTTCTTTCCACAGGCTTAACCTTTAGAGCGGGTTCTTTTCCTTCCGAGGACGCATCTACACCAGCATCAGCTTGATCATCCTGCTCTGCAACTTCTGCCGATGTAGTTTTTTCTTGCTCATCGGCTGTGTCCTCAGTGGCCAATAGAGCATTTTTCTTTTTTCCTTTTGCCATAATTTTTAAATTAAAGGGGTTGGCTATTCAGCGGACTAGGCTGAAACAGCGTGTTCAATTCTGACCAAGAAAGCATCGTTGAGGATTTTGGCCACAAATGTAGCTTTCCATCCTGATGTTGCTCTCTGGTTCAATGGATCTGCTGTACCACCTGAACCGAGCGGTTTGACGATATTTTGCACAGCTTCTCCTGAGATTCTTGTTGTACCGTATGCATCTGAACCGAATATAAGCGTTGCATAGACATCTATGGCTGATGCACCCTCACCGGTAAAGACTTTTGCGTTTGCGGTCTCAACAAACCTTACCTCATCGTACTTACCTATCTCACCCTCTATCACTGACATCGTTGACGAGTATTTTTCAACAGGGACGAAGTTTGTGATGGCCTTCAAATCGTATGAAGTGTTTGGATGGCAGATACCTATATATGATGCGTTGACAGGTGTTGTATTGTAACCAGTTGTCGCATTTATCATCTTAGTGATTCTGCGAGCTTTGTTATTCTTCAACAGTCTTACAACCTTTTTGATGAGAGCGTCTGTGATGATCTCACCTGCTGCGACCTGAACTCTCAAAGTATGTCCTGAACCAGCAAAGTACTTGTTTGTACCTGCGGCCAAAATATCTCTTGTGAGCTGATCAATGGTATCTCCCATTTGGTCTCCAAGAATTTCAGCTGCTTCCATCAGGATAGGATCCTGTGAGCTGTAATCCAACACGTCTGTTACTGTGATGAAATCACCATACTGCAAAACAGTGGCGGTGATATCAGTGATTGACAATGCTGAACCTGCTGGCGTGATACCCTCTGACAATGCTGTTGTTGCAGCTGTCAAATTGCCATATCGTCTGAACTTTATGACAGTAGTACCTGCTTTTCTTGGAATGTCTCTTATCTGCGCCCACTTTGTGTGAATAAAGAGAGGGATTGCTCTGTAAAGCAATGTCCTGTCGTAAAAATTATTCACTTCGGCTGGGATGACCGTTGTGTTTGTTTGACTCATTTTTTTAGTAAAATTAACGCACTTAATAATTAACGATTTTTCTCCCTGATTTTCTGCTGTTCAGCAGCAAACTCATCTGGGGTTAGATCCCAAACAGACTTTTTGGTTTCGGCTTCACCGTCTCCTCCGGCCCCTTTGGATTCTTTCGCCTCATCGTTAGCCTTTTTTGCCCTATCGGCTCCGATTTTCAACAAATCTGGGCCCGCTACTTCGTAAAAGATGGCCTTGATAGGCATATTCTTACGAGATGCGTGCTGAGCATATTTGGCGACTTTGTCAGCATAGGGTTTAAAATCAGGATTCGCAGAAACGAAGGCATCAATTTCTTGTTTGTCTTCTTCCTGCATTTGTTTTGCGATGATCGGCGATATATATTTGCTGACTACTTTACCGATAATCTCGGAATCCTCATCATCAATATCATCGTCATCGTTGGCATTATTCTTAGCAGCGTCCTTTTCTGCTTTGCGATTTTTACGCTCCTGAATAAAGTCAATGTTTCGCTTACGACTTTGGGGTTCATCGTCTGCGTTTGGGGCTGGTTTATTAGACTTATCATCGGCTTCACCGTCTCCGACTCCGTCCTTTGACTTGTCATCTCCCTTACCGTCTTTGTCGTCAGCAGCTGCGCCTTTGTCATCTGCTCCGCCGTCTTTAGACTTATCGTCTTGGTTGTCGGCACCTTTATTGGCTTGGTCTTTTATTTCCTCGCCATTGTCATTCTCTCCCATAATTTTATTTTTCAGCCCTCAGCCATATAGAAAATGGGGTTTAAAAACTATATGCTGGACGGCTTGCGATTAAAAACCAAATGTAACGACTATTACATTTAGCGAGCTAGTGGCTCGGACGGACTGGCTTCTCAAAGGAAATCGCCAACCCCTTGTGAGCAACCTTTCGGAGGCCCAAACGAAACCAGCCCCTCCGAACCACTAGCTATTGAGTTTTCAAAGAACTGCACACATTCATCTATTCATATGGATCGTGATTTTCTTCTGCTCTCCGTTGCTCCTTTGGAATTAAAACCTTTATAAGATTCTCCGGTTTGTTCATAACCTCTATAAATATCTCGTACTTATCCCTCAATTCATCAACTTGTTTGTCATCCAATCTAACTGTCTTGCCATCTTCTCCTATACCCACCTTGGTGATTATCTGCTTTTCAATGATTGATACATTTTTCTCAAGAATTTGTCTGAAAACAACCCAGCCAGGATTCCCGATCAAACTCTGCAAAGCGTTCAAAATCTTTAAATTCTCTTTTTCATCATCAAAATCAAGAGACTTTAGCTTTAGTTTAGGAGCCTTTGGCAGTGAAATCACTATTACTTTTTTCTTGTTCTTTTTCATCCTGTTATTTTTGTTGCTCCGTTGGCGTTCTCCTGTTCTGGCAACGGTTTATCTCCTATCCCTTGACCTTGGGGAATAGGGTTTATATCGCTTTGTTTGTTGGGAACAATTGAGGGATTTTGCTTTAGAAGTATCAGGGCCTTTTTATGTGCTTGTAAGTGAGCATACTTTGCTGGAGTATCTGATAGCTTATTGTGAATTTCCAAGTGTATATAGTGATCATCTGTGGTGTGAACCTTAACAATACCGTTTTTTTCAAGTGTCTTATTTTCATCCTCGGCCAGCATTTCATCTGGTGTAGGAGGCAACAATTGATTGATGATATCTTTTTTCAAACCAGTCAATTTTCCCATATACTTCAAACCAAACCTTATATTTGCTGTTGGTATTCCCACAAGTGTTTGCAGATATCCTCTAAATTGTTGTAAAAGATTGAATCTCTTGGCATCTGATACCACCTTACTTTCAATTCTTACATCGGGATCATTGGCAGTTATTATATTTTCTCTCCTCAATGGCCTAAATGTGGCGCCTAGAGTACCGGATATTCTGATGACCTTTTCATCAATACCCTCCTTAAAGAAAGTCTTATACAAACCGTACCATGCCTGCCAAAATCTCTTTTCAGACCATCCGAATATCTTGGCTGATAGTGAATACCTTGTGTCAACTTTGTTCGCTACAATTGACATTTCTGTTGCGGTTCTCTTTTCTCCCGATACTGCTCCTTGCTGAATATCTGGCGTGGCTGTGGCTTTCTGTGCGGCCATATCAAGCGTTCTAAGAATGTAATCAACATCCTGCCTTACTTGGCTCCTAGGTACCTCAACAATTGCATTCGCTGGACTACCCTCAACAGGAATATATTTATTAAATTCTATATTCAAATCAGCCTTATTTTTGATTCTGTTGCTATCAAAAATATATCTTGGGTAAAGACCGCTTTCCGCTACTTTGATGCCCAAATTAGCCAGTTTTGCCCTTGCACGCTGCTTATCCTCAACAAGATCAGGAATAGATACACCGTCCCAGTCTTGGGCTATTGGATAAAGAGCCCTGTCAATGATCGGTATCCTGTTTTTCTTCATCTCAGTATACCTGACAACTGTTTTCATACCGTCCGCGAGAGTAACTAAAACCAGCTTTCCTTTGAACCTAGTAAACCATTCCAAAAGCCTATATGTTGAACTGTCTCCAGTAAGCTCACCTGTAAATCTTGAAACATCAGAGTATCCCTGTGCTTGTTGTCTGAGCTCCAAAGCCCTATCAACGATTGAGGTAACATCGGTATTATCTGGCTTCATCTTCCCAATATTGAAATATATGCCGGCTTCTTTCATCTCGTTCTTGCTCATCCTTGTTTCTCTGCCAAGAAAGCGAGCCTTGCCCTTTCCTTTCATATCTCCATTGACTGACTTTGCTCTGGGGTCTCTCAATACAGTCATTGGATCCCAGTTTTCAATGACCGGTGTCTTTTTCTCTCTATCAAACTCCATAATCATAACCAAGCCACGTCCAAAGAATGAAGTATCCCAATCCCAATTATAGTCAGCCACATCCTTTTCCATTTCATCATAGTCATATTCGGCCATATCGGTAAGATTCTCGCAGGCATCCTCGTCTCCATTTTCCCTAGGTTCAAAATTGACCATAAGCCTATCATCATACAATGAGGCAAGAACAGTCTGATGAATTGTGAAAAGAAGCGGATCTCCTACTGCTGATTTATCTCTCTTTTGATTATTATATAGCTTCAAGCGCAAGCCCCACTCATCAAATTTTGGCTTCATAAACCAATAAGCAAGCTTGTATTCTTGCTGAACTTGTTTGATTAGGGCCGAGAAGTCTTGAGATTCGTATTTGCTCAATTTCTCCTCAAGAGAAAGTTCCGTATCTTGAGTTTTTTGTATCTTATCCTGTTTTGATATTTTTTTAGCCATTTCTTTTTTTGTCAAAATTTGCCAGTATATATTTATTTGTTACCTCCTGATCTCTTTTCTGCGTAGTCTTCTTCATACGTCTCGGCCGGATTGTCATCGGTTTCCTCAACACCAACTTTGAGAACTTTAAATGTAGCTGTCTTGGTCTTGTCATCTCCGGCGCCCTGCCATTCCTCACCCTGTCTCATTGCTATCTGTTCTACTTCCATAATCAAAATATACTTATTACCGACTTCCCAAGATTTGATTTCTGGCAGGTCTTTATCCGTAAGACGAATTGTAGGCAATATACGCTCGTTCTTTCCTACAACATCCATATTCATCTTATCTCCTTGTACTTTGTGCATTTTTTCCATATGTTTTTTATATTAAAATCTATGAGATTTACCGCTCATTTTTTTAGAATACTCTCTCTCAAACTTCATATTTGATACATTTGCCCTAGCACGAAAGACAGGATCACGATAATCCTTATCTGATGTATCAACATTTTTCGTTTCTCGCACAAGCTTAATATCCGCGACATCTTGGTCGGCTTTCTTTTTAGCAGCCTCTGCTTTAATGCGAGCCGGAGCGCTCATCATATCTGAGGCTACATCAATGATCTTCTTTTTTGCTTTTTGAATAATCGCCATACTTAAATTGTTAATTTGTAAGTTGTGGCGATTACGAACCAAACATTTCTATCCTGTGTTTGCTCTCGTTGAAAACGGCGACAAAACCGATCCTTTCTGCGGTTCTTTCTTTCCGTTTAAAATAGTCTCAATCGTGGTCTGTGCCATTGCAATGACATAGTTTGTTATATCACTCAATTGCTTTGTCGTATATCCTTTCATTAAAATTCTTTGGGATAGTTTCTTTTTAGCAACGATATTTGCTGAGTAAATTTCTCCGTTGATACACGTTATATATTCAAAAGTTTCATTACCGACAAGCCGTATTATAATAGGGCATCCTTTGTAGTCAATTTGTTTTTGTAAAACTCTAAAAGGTGTCATAGCAGAATTATACCATAAATTAAATTAAAAATGTATATGTTGATAACTTTTACGCATATGGGTCAAGCTCCTGACCTTGGGCGTGCATCGTGTGTTTGACATAAGGAACAAAACATATTTCATTATAAAGGGCTCGTCCTAGGTTTTCCACCATATGATCGTCTTTGTCCACCGGCTTACCTTTTGGGTCGTGTTGATCGGAACTCTTGCCGGTATATTCCTGCCATCTATAATGCTCTATTTCAAAAATAGTACGCTCACAGGTACTGAAAATATACAATTCTGGGGCCTTGACCATATGACCCTTAACCTCTTGGTATGTCAAAGCCGTGAGAATACGTCTGTCGGCCATAGAACGTGATTTAGAAGCCTCAAGATAGTTCAAACCATTCTCAGATAGCTTCATTGCCAGGCTCTTGCCATCTTTCTCGTGTTGATTAACCACAAATGCTGAGGGGTCGCACATACGCTGTATGATTCTATACTGCGATGCTTTGTTCATAATCTTCACAGCAAGTTCCTCATCTGATGTAACCTTTATAAAAAGCTCATCGCATACGTATTTCGTGCCATTTTTATCTACCGCAACCCACATCGTAGCATCCGGTGTTCTGGGATGAGGATCAAGGAACTCATACACGGCAAAATTCCTCGTGTCAATTTGAAACGGTTCAATCACATGGACTTTGCGATTGAAGTTTTTGAAAATCATACCCGCAAGGTGCTGAAATTTACCATAAATACGGGCCTGTTTTTCGTCCTCAGAGTATTCTGCGATAATATTCATTATGTCATTGTGCCTCAAATGGCCCCTGACACCGTGCTCACGGCAAGCACTCTCAATATCCGCTTCAATATAGGCTATTTTCCTCTCAAATTTAATCATTGCTCCTGTCTGTTCCGATTTGATTTCAACATCTATCTTTCCCTTGGCGAATTTATCATACATATACGCTGATCCTGCCAAAGGAGTAGCACCGATGAATATGATGCCTCCGCGCCTCATACGGGCCACAGTAGCGTTGAATATGGCCTCTGGCGGGGGTTCATCAAACCAAGCCCAACCGAGCGTTATACCCTCAAATTCCTCCACGGACTGCTCATAGGTCATAATATCCCATTCCCAACCGCTATCTGTTTTCCATATGCTCTCAAATTTCTTATTTCCTTTTGATGTAGTGTATTTATGCTTCGGGAACCAGTATTTCATTTCTGGGATCACATTCTTCTCAATGTTTGTAGGAGTGGAAATGATACGGCCCCGCTTCAAAAAAGGAAATTCTTTGAATAACTTGCCATTAAAATAATCGTTCTCTCCGGTATTCCAAAACAAGTGAGCCAATATATTGCTACAAGTAGCAGTCTTTCCCACACCGTTAGCAGCAGAATACAAAACAATAAAGTTCTCACCAGATGCAAAGGCATCTATAAACTCCTCGCCCTTACCCGAAGGCTCATAGTAACGATAGCGCTCCTCGGTAAGCCTACGAGCTTCCTCTATCATCAATTCCCTGTTTTGTTTTTCTGTTTCTTCTTTGGTCATTACGACATTTAATAATTACCTGACGAAAACATTGATATTCCATATCCTCCAATCCAAAATGACAACATACCGGTTATAGCGGACATCATAGTAAACCAAAAAGACAGACCAAACTGTTCATCCGGCAAAGTAGCACCAGCAAAAGCAAAACGATATGATGTATAGAGCATAACAACAGACAACGCGATCAAAGCATAACCTCTTGTGTATTTTTTCATTTTATTTTTTATAATACATATTCTTTCCCTCCGAGTGTTCTATCTCGTGCTGAAAGATATGCGCTTTTAAACCCTCACACCACTCTTTCTTGGTAACAAGTATCGTAAATATACCAAATAGTTTTCTCACTATTTGGTATTTTACCCTTATACGATAGTACCTCTCCACAGTCTTTTGGGTTCTATGGGGAAATGACATACAGGCTTCGGTAAGCCCTATCTTGTTTGAGACCATTTGCTTATTGATCGTGATACTCTGACTAACCTTTCCGTCTTGGGTTTTTGTTATCTGTCGTTTTGGTACGCTTGCTTCTATCTTATCTGGCGCCTCTATAATTTTGGCATTGATGATGACCTGGGATGGAAAGAAGAAGTTTTGATATGTGTCTTTTGTACCACGCTTTGACTTCTTGTCGCCCACCAAGTCAGGATTAAGTACAAAAAAAGCATAAGGATGCGCTTCAACTTGGCAATGAGAGATAGCATATGCAAGCCTGTTGTCATTTTTCAACCATTCGGCTTTATTAACGAACTGAATGAACTCCGGCAAGGTACTCGCAATATCCGAGTACCTTTTGACTGGTTTTGAAACAGTGTATATCCCTATCCCCGATCCTACTTCTGGTTTGAGTATATTCATAACTATGAAAAATTAGGCTTCTTAATCGTGATGCCAACTAGCTCATCAATCGTGTCATTAACCTTATTTTTAGCCGTTTTATCAATTTTTGGCTTTTTTGGGGCCTCAATTTTGACCGCAGAGGCCTGTGTTTTCTTTGACTTGAGGTGTACATCATCTTTAAACACTGGGTTCAAAGGAACATTAAAATTGCTTGCTATGGGCTTTAAATCCGTGTATGAGTGAGTGTCAAATATCTCTAGCTCCGGTTCAGCCCTTTTCAAGGCGTTTTTATAAGCGGTCATTTTATCCCTGCGATCAAACACCGCAATGGATGAATACCTAGCCTCCAGCAGATAAATTTTATACTGTTTCTTTTTCATAGTTACTTTTTATTGATGATTTTTAAGTCGTTCTCCATTTCAACAATGATGTCTTTGAGTATATCTATACAATCCATAACCTCACTATTCACATCAGTTCGCACAGTGATGTTGATTTTGACCACACCTTTTGATCGCGAATAGGTCTTGTTCTCTTGATTTTCTCTTGTTATTTTTCCCATATATTTTATTTAATTGATAAACTTTTAGCGATCAAGTACCGAGCATATTTGACCGGTCTAATAAAAAACTCCGCTATGTCCCATAGAACACTTTCAACATCAATTAAAAAGGAGAGTAAAGAGTATAGTATTATTTTCTTTCGTTGATTTTCCATATGGGCGATTTTTTGCTTATCTCAGCTATATTCCAAACTACGTAACATATGTAAGCTATGAACATTATACCACATTTGAAAAGCATAGCTAGTCTTTTTTAAGGAATTTCTTTTTGCTTTCAACTATCAAACGCGCTAAATCCGCATCTGACAACGAACGCAAGCCGGTCTGTTCTAGTTTGATGGTCTCCGGCGCCATCTTACCTCTTATCTTGGCGGCTAATTCAAGTGCATCTTTCCTTACCTTGTTATCAGGTGCAAAATAATATGCGTGAGTACCTTGTACACCGTGAATGATTTTTTTAGGCACGCAACCAACGCTTTCTAAAAGCTCGTATATAATATCATCAGATATCTCGTGATTGAAAAGCATATAGTCAAGTTTTTTGGCCACAAGCAATTGCTGATGAACATTTGAAAGCTTGTCATCACCTAGTCTTTCAGTGAGAAGCTGATCCCAAGTTTTCTTAAATTTTATTCCTCCACTTCTTGCATACTCAGGAGAATAACCCTCAGCTATCATTGCATTGTATAAGTCCGGTTTCCTACCTTTTCCTATATTGGCTGCCACCCGATCAATCACTCTGCTATGCCTTACTGCCACGATACTAGCTCCTCTTTTCATTCCTCCTTTCTTACCCACAGCTTCACCTGTGGCCTTATCAGCGTCTGACTTATCCGCCTTGCGCGCATACTTGTTAGTTCCCTTAACTTCTTCTTGCTTTATTTTTGTCATAGTCGTAGCGATTATATAGGCTTATTATACAACCATATTGGCAAAAAGAAAAGCAACCCCTCGCGCAGGGCTGCTTATCTAGGAGGTTTTGTTTGTGTTTGTCCTTTCCCCAAACGCGTATGCCGGTGTGTATCTATACGAGCGATCCCATGCTATCAATCATAGGCGTAAGACCTCTTACCGCGTATATTCCGCGTCATCCTCACTTTATTCTTTTGAGTATTTGTATGTGTATGTGTCCCCGTGTGTAAATGTTATCCTGCAATCTTGTTTTCTCACCCTGTGCGCTTGCCGATGTTTTGTGATGCCAAGATAATGAAAAACTTTTTCACACGTGTGGCAATAGCAATTTTTTGAGTTTGTAACGTGCATATTTTTATTTGTTCTTGAAATTATCTATCATTTGAGGAAGATTGTCTTTATTTATTTCCCCTACTGGCAGTTTTATCGTTACTATGTTCAGATCCTTTTCACATCTGCTTTTAATAAATGATAATATGTGCTTGACTACTGCACAATTAAAAGCATTTCCTAAACATTTGTATCTCTGCGTATTTGATATTCCTTCTGTGTAATTATCTGGAAGTGATTGTAGTCTTTCACAT